GACACGCAATGAATAACCTTTATAGATATATAAAAAAAGTATATAATCACGACAGCACACCATTAAAACTAGATAATATTTACACTATAAAAAAAGATTCACGCTTTAAAGATGTATATATTTTAACAAATTACGGGTTAATATTAAGCAGTTATGCACTAAAACAATGTTTTGAAAAGGTAGGCACAAAAAATGAAAACAAATAAAAAATACTATATACTTTATAAGATAATAAAGAACTATCAAGGCGAAATCATAGACGCTGAAAACATAAACGACTTTTCAAGTTATGAAGATATAAGAAACTATTTACACTGCAACAATAGAGACATCAAAAATATAATATCAAATAATATTGATAAATTAGAAAACATTAAAACATTAAGAAACAAGTATTTTATAATTAAAGAATAGAATTGTTTTTCTATTCTTTTTTATTGCTTTATTATTGTATTATATAATATTATTAGTTATATATATTTATAATTCTATTTATAAGCATTTTAAAGGCATTTTTAGGCGTTTTTATAGCATTATAATATATTTATATTATTTTATTATTATTGTTTTAATATGGTATTTATATAGTATTATATTATTATTATTATTTTATTATGTAAATATTATGTAAAGTATATTGTTATTGTGTAAAGTTATTGTATTGTATTTTGTATAGATATTTAACAGAAGTTTTCTTGTATTTGTAAACAAAAAGTAAAACAATATCAATTAAATATTTTATATTTTTTTATTTTATGAATATATAAAAATATTATTTTTTTATTATTTTATTATTTTATGATGTTTTTATAATGTTTTTATGGTATAATAACGAACGTTTAAAGACTACCACCCGGAACCCTATTAATTGTAAGCCACCCCTATACAACTTACCTCCACAATTATATACAAAATATAAAAGGTTTCCTATTATACTCTCTCAACTATATAAAAAAATAAAAAGAATGATATATTGACATAGATGTATCAATGTGATATTATTAAAATAAATTAAGGAGTAATATAATCCATACTATAGAGGAATAAAAGCAGTAAAAAACACTATTTTACCCTTATAGAATAAAGGAAAACAAGGTATTTAAAAAGGGGGTGTAAAAGATTACAATATGGTATAAAAGTAGTAAAGTACATTTTACTATTTTAATAAAACACCCATATTATGTAAACTAAGTTATGGAAGAAAAGAAAAGTATATACTATTTAATGAATAGTGATGGAGAAATCTTACAAGAATTAGGTTCTGATTTAGATAGAATACTTAATAACGATATATTAATAAGAGGTGCTCCAATAAGAAGGACTAAAAAGTTTGATTATAAGTATATTAAACTTAATTATAAAGCAATTAAAGAATTACAGAAACAATGCCCACTAGCGATATACCTTTTAGAATTTCTAAGTTATAAAACAAACATATTAGCATTTTCTAACGGAGTATTTATTAACCAAACCAATTTTGCTAAAGAAGTGGGTATATCAAGGCAAACAGCGTGCAATTTATTTAAAAAATTAAAAAAATTAAGAGTTATAGATACACTTAGAGTTAATAATAGAAATGTTTATATATTAAATCCATATATTGCTCTTAAAGGAAATCAAATATATGATGATATTGCTGTTAAGTTTGAAAAAACCGAGTGGCAAAGATTGTCAGAGAAAAGAGGAACACACAATGAGTAAAGTAGATAAAAATGATATTTTTTCTTTATATAATTTTTATGGTTCATATAAAGAATATTATAATTATTATTGGAAACATATTAATCAAAATACAATAACTAGAGAAGATATAGAATTATATAAAAAGAACTTGGCTGAAGATAAGAGTAAATTAGGTGGTCCGATTGAGGCACTTTGTATGTTTGCTCAAATACCAAAGAGTTATGTATTTAATTCTGATGATACACCTAAAGATTTGAATGAAATTGAAGTCTTAGATATGATTATGGAGGCAAATTATGGTGAAACTAACGACTAAACAAAAGATTGTACTTGAAGCCATTGAGTGGTATTATAATGAATATGGAGTATCTCCATCAATTGATGATATTGCTGCTCTAACTAATACTTCTACTCACCCAACACACGAAAAAATAAAGAAGTTAGAAGAAAAAGGTATAATTTCTACTTTAAATGGTAAAGCAAGAAGCATTAGAATATTAAAAACACTAGAGGAAATAGAAAATGATGAATATTAGAGAGTATATTATGCTTGTTTTACAGAAAAAGAAGATGACTAGAGCCGATTTCTGTAAGAAAATCAATGAAATTGAAGATAAAATTGGTGAAAAGAAGACTACTAACCAAAATATTACTAATTATCTTAATGGAACTGATGATAAGCATAATATAGGCTATAAAATGGCTTTGAAAATGGAAAAGGCACTAGATTTGCCTAATGATACATTAATAAATATGGTCAAAAATCCTATTACACCTGATGTAGCAAAGGATTTTGATAAATTAAAGAAGAAAGTGAGGAATTTATAATGATTGTTATTCAAGAAGATGGAAATTACTTTGGAGAAACTAAGGTTTTAGGTATAGGTAACGCTAAACCAGAACTAAAATACGGAAAGGTTGCTAAAAAACTAAGAGAGGACGCAAATTTAACTAAAGAAGATTTATCTAAAGAGTTTTCTATTAAAGTAAAACTAATAGAAGAGATGGAAGAGCAAAAAAAAGGTATGACAGAAGAAATAATGGCTAAATATTGTGAAAAATTTAATGTAAAAAAGGAAGATTTCTTTGATACTAATACTGCAAGACTAATTTTAGGTGAAAATGGAGTAGTATTAAAGACATTTGATACAGCAGAAGAGTGTAAAAAAGCATTTAATAAAATTATGCTTGATTATATTGCAAATAGAGATTTATTCATAGATTTTAGTGAAAACGCATTACAAGAAGCAGAAAAAGGGGGTGAATAGAATGAAGATTAGAGTAATTAAACCATTTACAGACAAAAAGTTTAATGATGAAATACTTAGAAAAGTAGGAGATATTATTGATACTGATGACGAAAGTTTCAGATGTGATGAAGAACTTGCTAAAACTAGAATTAAACATAAAGTTTGTGAAGAAGTAAAAGAAGAAAAGACTAAAAAAGGGTTCAAAAAAGAAAAAAAGGTTGAAAAAGTAGTAGAAGAAACTGTTGAAACAACTGAAGAACCAGTTGAAGAAGAAACTAAGGGAAAGAAAGAAATAGATGAATAATGCCACTTAAAGTAGGCGATAAAATTGACATTAAAGGACCTATTACCGTAGGTTCTAATTTATTATCTAAAGATAAACCAGAAAATGAGTATTTTAAAACTTTTAAAGATATAATTGCAATTCTTAAAAGTTCTATGGCTCAAAATGAGAAATTAAAATGGTGTAGCGTAGCATTTAATGTTTTAGATAGTTGGTTTAATTTAGATGAAGATGAAGAATTAAAATCTTGTAAATATTGTAAAAATAAACTTATTCCAGCACTTCATAATCTAGTTGAAAAAAGTAAGATAGAATATATGCCAGATTTCTTTGATTATTATAAAAGAGCGTATGCTTTTGCTGCCAGAAGAGATTTTGAGTGTTTTGTTGATTTTATGGAATGGAATGAACCTAAGAAAGTATATGCTAATAGAAGAACACTTTTAGGTCCTTATGTTAGTGCATTAGGTAATCTCCCATTTGATAAAGAAAAACAATATTTAATAGTTTCATACCCACCATCAGCAGGGAAATCTTATATAGCAACACTATATAGTGCTTGGGCATTTGGTTTATCTACTTCTAATTCTATAATTCGTATGAGTTATTCTGACGAATTAGTACTAGGTTTTTCAAGAACTATTAAAAATTATATTTCATCACCAGAATTTGCTGAAATATTTACTAATTTTAAAATATATAATGGAAAACCTTTTGAAGTTGAAAGAGAAAGCGATTGGAAGATAAAAAATGCTAATGTACCTAAATCATCACATATAGCCAGAACTCGTAGTGGTTCAACTACAGGTGAAAGAGCAACATTTGCACTTATTTTTGATGATATGACTAAAGGTGCTGATGAAGCAAACTCAGAAAGCATACATAGAGGCATTTATGATAAATGGCTTACAGAATGGTGGAATAGACGTGATGGGCAAAGATGTAACTTTATATTTTTAGGAACACAATGGTCGCCAGAAGATATATTAAACAGAATTATTACTGATAGAAATGCTATTGAACCATTAAAAACTACAGATAATCCTTATGTAATGGAAAATTCTACTACAACAGTTATTAGAGTTCCAATGCTTGATGATGAAGGAAAAACTACTTGTGCAGAGGTTTACCCTCAAGAAGTAGCAGAGCAAATAAGAGATACAACTGACCCATTCTTATTTAGTTGTGTTTATCAACAAGACCCAATAGCACCGACAGGAAGGGAATTTGCCTATGAATGTATAAGAACTTATACTGAACTTCCAAAGGATTTGTCTGGCAATTCATTTGCAACACTAGACCCTGCAAGAAAAGGGAAAGATAATGTATCTATGCCAATATTTAAAAGTGATGGTAATGGAAGTTATTATTTAATTGATGGTATATTTGAGCAAAAATCTATGGATTATTTATATGACAAGATAATTAATAAGATAATTGATAATAATATTACACTATTTGTAATAGAAAATAATACAGATACATCTTTAAGAGCATTACTTGAAAAGAAATTACAAGAAAGAGGCTATCATCTTTGCGAAATTCAAGAAAAATATAATACAGGTAAGTCAAAAGAACAAAGAATTAAAGATAATAGGGGTATAGTTCAAAGACAAATAGTATTTCCTGATAAAATGGTATTTAAACCAAATACTGACGTAGGAAGACTTATGGAAAACTTAACTAGGTATAGTTTTGACTACCCAAACAAGCACGATGACGCTCCAGATAGTGTTTGTATGTTTGCAAGTGAAATTATTATGAAAAATTATAAATTTGGAAGGATAAAAGCCGTAAAAAGATGGTTTTAATAAATAAACTGATAAAGCAATATCAGTTTTTTTAATATTGGTTGACAAATATTTATATCTTAGATATAAACCATAGTGAGCAATCAGATTTTCCCTTTCTGGTTGTTCGGTGCTACGCTCGGAAACATAATAAATTATGTTTCCCCCTAACTCGAGGTTAGTTTATAAGACTTTTACTATGGGCAGTTCATAGGACCTCGACCCCCAATATTAGCCGATAGTGTAATGGTAACACGGTGGTCTCCAAAACCGCAACTCGAGGTTCGAACCCTTGTCGGTTAGCCAAATTTGAATAATAGGAGGGAAATAAATGGAAAATAATACAGAAAATGTTGAAAATGTAATTTCTACTAATGCAGCATTACCTACTAAAGATTATACTGAAGTAATAGGACCTCCAATTGCTCAATTTTATGGAAGAAAAGTATTATATGATGATTATTTACCAGAAGATATTAATGGGAAAAATACTTCTGAAAATGCAAAAATTATTGGAGATATTCTTAATCATATCTGGTCATCTCATAACCAAAACGCTAATGAGATTGATTATTTAGAAAAGTATTACAGAGGTTATCAACCAATTCTTGGTAAAAGAAAAGATATTAGACCTTCTATTAACAATATAATCCTAGAAAATAATGCTTACTTTGTAGTTAATTTCAAAGTGGGTTATGTATTTGGTGAACCAATACAATTTATTCAAAGAGGAGATATTGCTAATCCTGAGGTTGGTATTTTAAATGGCTATGCAGTTGCTGAAGATAAATATGATAAAGATAGTGAACTTGCTGAAAGCGTTTATACTGCTGGTATAGGTCATAGATTAGTACTTCCAAATAATAATGACGATAGTCCATTTGATATTATTAACTTAGATAGCAAATGTTCATTTATTGTTTATTCTAGTAAAGACCCTGCTCATTCTAAATTATTAGGTGTTACTTTTACTAGAAGTGAAAGAAGTAAAACTATTCAAGGTAGTGTATATACAGATACTGGTTATTATACATTTGAAAAAGCAAATACTGAAACTGCTTTCAATGTTAAATTTGTTAAAAACCATTTCTTAGGTGTAATTCCTATATTTGAATATCACTTTAATAAATGGCGTCTTGGAATAATTGAAGTAGTTATGAGTATATTTAATGCAATAAATAGAATAGATAGTGGAGATTTAGATGGTTTAGAACAATATGTTCAAAGTTTATTAGTATTCATTAATAATGAAATAGACCCAGAAACTTATAAAGAAGTTATGGATTTAGGTGCTGTTGAACTTTCTACTGCTGACCCATCAAGACCTGCTGATATTAAGTTAATACAAAATGAAATAGACCATCAAAATACTGAGGTATTACATAAGAGATTACTTAATACTGCATTTACTATACTAGGTATTCCTACACAAACTACTAGAACAAGTGGTGGAGATACAGGTATGGCTAGACAACTTAGTGATGGTTGGACTATGGCACAAGAAAGAGCAAAACAAGAAGAAAATGCCTTTAAACGTTGTTCTAAAGAAGAAATTAAATTAATTTTAAAGATTTGTAGAATGACACCTAATAGTGAAATTAAAAAATTAACATTAAAAGATATAGACCAAAAATTACCAAGAGGTAGAGATGATAACTTCTTAGTAAGAGCACAAGGATTGATGAACTTAATCACTTCTGGTGTATCTCCAGATGTTGCTTATGCTTCTACTGGTATATTCGCAGATAGTAATGAGGCTTATCAAAAATCACTTGATTTCTATGGTGGTATTGAAAATTGGATTAAGTACTTTGTATTTAAACAAACTGATACTCCAGAAGAAGAAAACGAAGATACAGAAGAAAGTACTGAAATTAAAAGTAAAGAGTGGTCAATAAATAGAGCACAAGAAAAAATAGAAAGAAATATGGAAAGTAAAAATGATTAATACTTTCCTCTTACATCGCCTTAGTAGTTCTAAATAGGTGCAACTCCTATAAAGGCGACTAATTTTACTTTGATACCGAGTATAAGGTATAGCACTCAGAAGTAGAAACAGACTACTATAAAAATGTGAGTGGAAGGGAGAGATTTTTATATGAACAAGGAAGAATTAGTAAAAATACTTGGAAACGAGGAATTAAAATCTAATGAGGAGAAAGTTGACGCTATTAATAAATTATTAGCAGAAAGCACAATCCCAAAAGATAAATTCAACGATACAAGTGCAAAACTAAAGGAGGCAGAAGAAAGACTTACTTCAATGTCAAATGATTTTGAAGAATTTAAAAAATCTAAAATGACAGATGAAGAAAAGAAAAATGCAGAAAGAGAAAGTATGCAAAATCAACTTTTAAAATACCAAATGGATTTGAATAGATTAGAAGTTGAAAAGATATTTGAAAGTAATGGTCTAACACAAGAAGATTACAAAGATATTGAAGCCAATATTATTGGTAAAGATAGAGAAACTTCTATTGCTAGTGCTAATGCTTTTGTAAACATTTTAAAAGCAAAATCTGAAAAAGTTGCTCAAGCAACTAAAGAAGAACTTTTAAAACAAACTCCAACACCTATAGGTGGAACAGGAGGAACTCAAACTGTAAGTAATTTAGAAGAATTACAAAATGCCTATTCCAATGCTCTAAAAGAAAAAGATGTAGTTGCTCAAGCAAAATTGCTTAGAGAAATACAACAAGAGCAAGCAAAAAGTCAATCCAACATCTAGTTCGTAGCATTATTTGTTAAAGGGAAGATTTAAAAATAAAGAAAGAGGTGTTTAATTATGACAGGTCAAGAAACTGTACAATCATTCAATGTCCTAAATTATTCAGGATTATTATATAACAAAGCAGACACAAGCACTCCATTCTTAAACTTAATTAGTGGTAATGTAAAATACACTAATTCAGTAGAATTTGTTTGTGGTCAATATTATACTAGCGAAGAAGGAGTTATTCCAGCAATTTCTGAAACTGCTTCATTAACTGCTCCAGACGCTACATTCGTAACAAGAAGTCAATTATCTAATGTTACACAAATTTTTATGGAAAGTGTTGCAATTTCTTATGCAAAACAATCAAATATGGCAACTTTAAGTGGTGTTAATATAGCAAATCAAACTGCTAATCCACAAAATGAATTAGATTTCCAAGTTGCTAGAAAAATGGAAAAAGTTAAAAGAAGTATTGAAAAAACATTCATTCAAGGTGAATATAACAAGGCTACTGCTGATAGTGAAATCAACAAAACTAGAGGTATGCTAGAAGCAATCACTACTAATGTTGTTGCAGCAGGTGGTAAAGCACTAGATTTATGGTTACTTAACGAAGCAGTTGCTGATATTAAAACTGCTGGTGGAGATATAACTAATATCTACGCATTCGTTAATACTAACAACTTACTTCAAGTTAATGGTAACGCTATAGAAATGGGTATGCCAATAGGTATTGCTAAAGATACTGAATATGGTATTCAAGTTAGAGATGTTGTTCTTCCAATAGGTGCAACTATTAAATTAGTTTTAGGTGCATTTATTCCAGAAGGAACTGCATTAATATTTAACCCTAAATATATAGGACCAGTTGAACAACCAGTTCCAGCAAAAGGTAACTTCTTCTTAGAAGAACTTGCTAAAACAGGTGCAGGTGCTAAATATCAAATCTTCGGTCAAATCGGTTTAGACCACGGTCCAGAATGGTTTGCTGCTAAGATTACAGGATTATCTACTACATTTACTGCTCCAGTTGGACAAAAAATTGTTACTGTTGCTAGTGAATAATAATTAAAGAAAGAGGTGTATTTAAAATGACAGACAATGAGCAATTAGAAATGTTAAGATTATTAATCTTTAAAGATAGTAGTTATGATGAACAAGATGAGTTATTAAATGTTTATCTTGATTGTGCTCGTGCAATTCAATTAAATGCACTTTTTCCTTATAATGATAAGGCTACTGTTAGTGAAGACAATTATAGACTAAGAAACTGGCAAGTAAGATGTGCTAAAGAATTGTATGAAAGTTCAGATAGAAGTGGAGTTCAATCTTATAGCGAAAATGGTCTTAATGTTAGTTACTTTGCTAATATTGTTTCACAAAGCCTAATGATGGAACTAACTCCAAAGGCAGGTTGCCCAAAGGAAAAGGAAAGTGATGAAGATGATACCAATTAAACCAAATCCTAATGATTGGAAAAAACCTTTATATGTTGCTTCTTTCAAAGAAGTTAGTTATGATGACGAACTTAATGAAATAAGAATGTATGACGAACCTATCTATTACGAATATAATTATCAACCAGTATCTAGTTATTTAGATATTCAAGCATTTGGTAAAGACGCAATAGAAATGAAAAAAATAGTTATTCCAATTAGTGATAAAGATTTATTTAAAGAGTATGACGTTGCTTACTTAGAAGGTGCAACTCCCGAAGGCGAAGTTAATTATGGAGATAATGCAAATTATGTATTTCTTCCACCAAAAGAAGGTAATGCAGTAGTTATAATATATTGTCAAAAAATAAAAGGAAAGTAGGTGCTATTTATGTATAAATTTACAAATGGTGTTGTTTGTTATGACGAGGCTACTAGAGATAAATATATTAAATCTGGTATGATTTTAGTCAAAGAAAAACCAGTAAAGAAAGAAGTAGAAGAAATTGGCGAAGAGGAAATACAAAGTAAGGCTGAGCCAAACAAGTTTAGAGCAACTAGAAAAAGACCTAACAAATTTGGTAGAAACCTTAAATAAAGGCATTGATAAGACTACTAAAGAATTAGGACAAAAAAGTTTAGAATATATGCAAAAACAGTATGCAAATAATAAAATGGGGGGTCATACTGGCAATATAAATCTAAAAGCCTATAATAAAAGATACAAAAATGGATTTATCATATCTTCAGGAAACGATGAAGTTGCAGTTTATAATGAATTTGGAACTGGTATTGTTGGTGCTGGTACTAATCCATTAGCAGATGAAGCAGGCTACGAATATAATGTTAGTAGTCCACACAAAGGAGAAATTCCTGCTGGTGCTATAGCAGAATATGGTAGAGAATTTGCTGAAAGTGTAACAACGCCAGATACTTGGTGGTATTATAAAAATGGTAAGTGGTGGTACACAAAAGGTATGAAAGGAAAGAATATGTATTCTTCTTTAGTAGATGAACTTAGAGATAATGCTGTTAAAGATTTCAAAGCGTCAGTTAGTCAAACTATAGGAAGTTATGGAGGTAAGTAATGATAGCAAAAAAAGTATTCAAAGAAAAATTTTTTCCAGAATTAAAAGAATATGTAGAAACTAATTCTATTTATTCACCATTAGTTACTAAAGTATATACTGAACAAAGTAAAGTATTTCCTATAGTAACTGCTCGATTAGTTACTGAAAGACAAAAATTCGGTAATCTTACTTATGGTGAAAGAAGATACCCATTTAGAATATATATTGATGTATATTCAAATGATAAGAGTATAAACAACACTAAAGTATCTAAAATAACAATAACTGATGAAATATCAGATTTAATAGAAACTTACTTTAATGAAACTTGCAAAGTATCGTTATCAAGAGATGATGATATTGCAAATATAGATGGTACTATTAGAAGAAACTTAATAAGAGTTGAAGGAATAATAGATACTAAATTAGGGGAAGATAATTTAATTATTTACCCTGCTAGCAACTATCAAGGGGAATAAATAAAAAAAGGAGTGATAAAATATGGCTAAGGCTTTTAACGATATAGGTATTGAATTAAGAGTTAAAGAAAAAACTGACGCAAAGTATTCGAAAGATATTTTAGTAGAAATTAAATCTACACCAGCAACTGGTCAAGCAGGAGGAACATTAGAAGTTACTACTCATAGTGACCCAACTAAAGTTTATATACCAGATAGACCAGATACAGGAGATATGGATTACACTTACAACTATACAGAAGCAAATTATACTGCTGTTAAGGCTGTTTGTGATAATACTGAAAAAGATATTCTTATTAAATACCCAGATGGAACTGGTGTTGAATACTCAGGTATATGTCAAACTTGGCATAATGAAGTTTCAGTTGGTGCTGTAATTGAATGTACATTACACTCTGTACCAGCAACTTCACCAGCAGATTTAACTTCATCAGAAGTAACTGCAAAAATAGCAACTGAATAATTATTTAAGGAGGGAAAATTATGAGGAAATGCTCAATTACAATTAAAGATAAGGAATATACTATTCAATTAAATAGAGAAAGTGTTACATGGTTGGAGGCTGCAGGTTTTGATGTATCAAAATTTGATAGTAAACCATTAACATATATTGAATTATTATGGACAGCAGGTTTTATAATGCACCATAATGAAGTAAACCCTAATTATGCTTTAAAACTTATGGACAGTTATAGAGAAGAGGGTGGAGATGTAGCAGAAATTGCTAAATTTGTTATAGAAGAATATCAAACTTTTATATCTGCCCTTTCCGTTACAAATTCCAAGAAGAAAGCAACAATAACAGAAATTTAGATGAAGAAGATGGTAAGCAATATAAAAATCTTACCGATTGGTTTAAAGATTTGCTTCCATCTGCAATAGAATACGGTATGTCTGTCAAAGATTTTTGGGAAGAAGACCCAGAATTATTTTGGGCATATCGTTTTTCTTATATAAATAAACTTAAAAGAGAAAATGAAATAAATAATTACAATGCTTGGTTACAAGGTATGTATTTCTTTGAAGGAATATCAATAGCACTTGCTAATTCTTTCGGTAAAGGAAATTATAAATACCCAGCAGAACCATATGCTTTTAAAGAAAAAAATGAAGCAGAAGTTCCTAAATTAACAGAAAAAGAAAAAACTGTTATTGAATTAAAGGGAAGAGTAGCACAAGTCCAAGCATTATGGAAAAAAAAGGAAAAGGGCAAAAAAGATAACACCGTAGAAAAGAGAGAAGAGGAGGTGTAATAAATGTTAAAAGTACCATTAAACATACAACAATTCGCAGATAATGCTGTTGAAGTAGAATTACAGATGGTAGTAAATGAATTACAATCATCAGTTAATAAAGCAAATAATTCTTTAAAAACTTTAAAAGGGAATGTCAAAGATACTAAAAATGAAACAAATGCTTTAAAAAGTGCTGCAAAAGATATACATAGTGCTTTTTCATCAATTAATCTTTCAAATTTATTTAATTCAATAAAAAGATTAGGCAAATCTTTATATAGTGATTTTTTAGAAAAAGCAGTAGATACATCAGAAGAATTAAACTTATTCAATGTTGTATTTGATAATATGGAAGAAAATGGTAAAAAAACATTTAGTGAATTAGGAAAAGAAGCAACTCAGTTTCAAAACAAATTAAATGAAGCCTTTGGAACAAACAAAAAAGAAACAATGCGTTATCAAGGTTTATTCCAAGCAATGGGTGAAAGTGCTGGTTTAAGTGAAGATATTTCAGCATTAATGAGTGAAAATATGACTAAATTAGCATACGATTTAGCCTCACTTTATAATACTACTGAAACAAAAGCAGCAGAGAGTTTAAGAGCAGGTGTTTATGCAGGTCAAACGAAGCCTTTGAGAAACTATGGTATAGATGTAACTCAAACTTCGTTCAAACCAATAATGGAAGGTTTAGGACTTGATAAATCAGTAAATGAACTTACTCAAGCAGAAAAAGAAGTATTAAGATATATAGCAACACTAAATCAAGCAGGAAATGCGATGGGAGATTTCGCTAATACTATTGAAAGTCCAGCGAACCAATTAAAGGTATTAAGACAACAATTTTATGAAATGCAAGCAGCAATAGGTAATTTATTTGTTGGTGCATTTTCAAGAATACTTCCTTATGTTAATGCAATTATAATGGTTATTAAAGAAGTAGCAAAAGCAATAGCCGGCTTCTTTGGGATAGAAATTCAAGATTTTAATAGTGGTATTGCGAGTTATGCCGAAGACTTAGATACATATAGTGATGGTCTTGGTGGTATTGCAGATAGTGCAGATAGTGCAGGAAGTGCAATAAAAGCATTAAAAAGACAAACTTTGGGATTTGACCAAATCAATAATTTAACTTCACCTACACCAAGTTCTGGTGGTTCATCTGGCGGTGGCGGAGGTGCTGGCGGAGGTGTCTTAGGTGGCATTGATGATAAATTATTAGCAGCACTAAAAGGCTATGATAATGGTATGGAAAAAGTCAGAATGAAAGCAAATCAAATTAGAGATAAAATGATGGAAATTCTTGGTTTTACCAGAGATATAAATGGTGAATGGGAATGGGGCGGATTTTCTGCCTTAGTTAAAAACTTTACTAAATGGTTTGGTGATTTAGATTTCAAAGGAAAAGTTTTAGTGATTGGTGGAATGGTTACAGCATTTACAACATTATTTAAAATAATTAAAAAAATCGGAGATTTAACAGGAGTTACAACTTTATTTAAAGCAATAGGAACTGCGGGAGCAGGAACAGCAGCAGGAACAGCAGCAGGAACCGCAGGAGCAGGAAGTGCAGGAGTTCCAGCAGGATTAGTTGTGTTAGGAGCCATTGCAGAAGCAATTCAATTAAAACAATTATCTGATACATTTGATATGGTTGAAGGTAAAATAAAAAATTCATTCTTATTTGGAAAAGGCATAGATTTATCTTGGTTAGATAAACTTAATATTGGAATAAGCACGTTTAATTTAGCATTAGGAGCAAATGCTCCATTATTAGGATTAGTTGAATTAAAGAAAGCAATAGCAACATTTAAAGAAAGTATTGAACCTGTAGAATTAAATGATATATTAGATTTAGCGGGTGCTAGTAAAAAAACAAAAGAAACTTTAGGTGTTGTATTAAAAGATTATCAAGACTTTACTAAAGATTTGAATATATTAAAAGTTTTAGGTGCTAAACAAACAGACAAAAATGGTGGAGTGTTAGGAACAATAATAACTCAACAAAACGTAGATGAATTAAAAAGATTATTTGGTGACGCAACTCAAGTAACAATTACTGCTATGGAAACTCAAAAAAATGAAGCATTAGGTAATTTAGAAAAAATCAAAGATAAACTTGGTCCTGCATATAAAGGTATTAATGATAAAATTGTTGCTTCTTATAAACAACAAGAAGATGACGCAAAATCAGCAAACAATAGAATAAGTGAAATATTAGATACTGCTTTAAAAGAAAGAGGATATTTAACTCAAGAAGAAATGGACGAAATTAATAAAATAAGAGAAGAGTCACAAGATAAAGCAATAACTAATTTATCTGATAGTGAAGCAGAAATGCTTGCTATAAGACAAACAATGAAAGATAATGCAGTAAATCTTAGTGTAACTCAAGCGTCTGAAATTTTAAAAAAGAGTGCTGAAACAAGAGATAAAACTATTGAGGACGCTAAAACTCAATATGACAACATATTAAAAGAAGCAGAGAAATTAAAAGACGCTGGAGCAATTAATGATAGTGAATATAAGAAAATGCGTGACGCAGCAAAAACAACTTATGACGAAACTGTTAAATCAGCACAAAACCAACATAAAGAAATATATGATGAATTTGCTAAACAAAATGAAGATATTGCAAAATATATAGATGAAGATACAGGAAAAGTAATACCTACTTGGAAAGCATATCTTAATAAAATAAGTGGTTGGTGGAAATCACTTTGGGGTGAAACTGAAGATGACTTTCAAAATAATACTAGACCTAAATTAAAAAAAGATGGTAACCAAGCAGTAGAAGATGTTAATAGTGGAATAAAAGAAAAACCAGACCCAGAAATCAATATTAAAGGTAATACATCTTCATTAAAAACAACTGTAGATGGTGCTATAACATACATTGATACTGGAAAAGCAAGTATTAAAGTTGACGCAGATATGACTAACGCAAATAAAACATTATCTTGGTGGAAAAGAGGTTTAAATGCTGCATTTGGTCTTAATTTAAAAGCAAGTGGTGGAGTATTTGCCAATGGTCAATGGCAACCAATTCAAGCATACGCTAATGGAGGTATTCCAACAGGTGGTCAATTATTTATGGCTAGAGAGGCTGGACCAGAATTAGTAGGTAAAATTGGAAGACATACTGCTGTTATGAATAATAATCAAATAGTTGATAGTGTTAAAGCAGGTGTATATGAGGCTGTAAGTGCTGCTATGAGTAATGGTGGTATAGGTGCAGTTCAAATAGACTTACATACTGATGAAGGTGTAGTTGTAGATAGAATAAATAAAATAACTAGACAAACTGGAGAATGTCCTATCAATATATAATATGAGTGTAGCACCTTAGAAAAAGGGAACATAGAAAGGAATGATTAATATGGATTATGATATTTATGTTAATGGAACAAAATTACCTTATGTTGCTTCATATCAAGTAGGTTGGTACGATGTATCAAGAGATAGTGGAAGAGATACAACTACTGCTGATGGTACAATGATATTAAATGTAATAAGTCAAAAATTTAGATTGGATATAACAACAAAATATTTAACAGGAACAGAATTAAATACATTCTATTCACAAATTAGAAACGCACCAACAATGACAGTATCGTTTTATAACCCATATACTGCAAGTAGAGAAACAAAAACAATGTATAGAGGAGATAGAACATCAACATTAAGATATACAACAAGTAACAGTTCTATGTTTGAACCTATTACAATAGCATTAATTCAATTATAGGAGGTAGTATATGGCAACACAAAATTTTATAAATGAATGTAAAAACAGAGCAAATGCTAATAGATTAGCAAAATTCAATATAGGAAATCTTGCCGTAAGTCAAACTAATTATTTAGTAAATATAGAATTAAAAGATAGTTGTTATGTTAATGATACTATTATAGGTTCAATATATACTAAAAGTGCAGAGGTCAAATTATTAAATCTTCTTGCCAATACAGAATTAGTAGGGCAGACAATAACTCCAGAAATTGGTGTTAGATATACTGATAATAGTGAAGAATATATAACTTTTGATGATTATATAATAGAAAGTGTAAATGATGAACAAACAGCAAGTAATACAAAATTTACTGCTATGAATGGAAGCACATTGTTAGATAAACAATATATTTGCTTATTATCATTTGAAAATGGAACTACACATACTATAAATGAGTTTTATCAAGACGCTTGTAGTCAAATAGGATTAACTCCGACTGATGTAACATTTGATAATAGCGAATTAATAATGACAGGTAATCCATTTACTAACAATGAAACAATAAGAACTGTATTAAGTGAAGTAGAAAAAGTTTCATGTAGCATAATTAAATTTGATTGGGCAAATGAAACAATCTCTCTAACATGGTTAAGTGACCAAATAGATTACGAATTTAATACAAGTGATTATTCTACTTTAGAAGGTAGTATGACACAATACGGACCTTTAAATGTAATTATATTAGGTAATTCACAGTTAAATGGTGAAAATGTTGTAATGACAGATGAAGAAAGTGTTGAAGAAAATGGAGAACATCAAATAATGATAGATAGTCCATATTTCTTATATACTGAAGCATTAAGAAATCAAGCAATTCAGGCTATATATGATAAGTTAGATGGGCTTAAATATTATGATTTAAAATTAACAACTCCTTATGGTAAACCATTTTTAGAAATAGGAAATAAAATAAGAATTAATACTAATGAAAATCAAGTATATGATACTTATGTATTAAGTCATACATTTACTTATGATGGTGCATTTCAAAGTATAATTGAAAGTCCTGCTCTAACAAGTGAAGAACAAACAGTTAAAAATGAATTTAAAGGTAATTCGGTAAAAGAAAGATTAAAAAGAACTGAAGTTATAGTAGATAAAACAACTGGTGATATAACTGCATTAGCAGAGAGAGTAACAACAGATGAAGAAAACACTTATTCAAAAGAACAAGTAAACCAATTAGTTATAAATGCACAAAATGGATTAACAAACACATTTACTGAAGCAGGTGGAAATAATATATTTAAAAATACTGGTTTATGGTTTGAAAGTACACAAAAACAATATTTATATCCTAGTGATGATTTATACCCTAGTGATGATTTATTTATGTCAGCAGATAGTTATTACGAAGATTGGGACGGATATGTAAAAAGAAATAGTAATCTAAACGCTATGAATGGAAATTCATTATTATTACAAACTGGTTATTTAGCACAAGAACAACAAGTACCAAATGGAAATTATACAGTTAGTTTTAAATATAAAAAATTAATAGAATTAGCAACTTGTACAGTAAAAATAAATGATGATGAATATACATTATCAGAATTAACTGATACAGAATTTCAAACTGGTTTATTAGATAATAATGGAGAATATATTACAAAACCATTAGAAATAAGTTCTAATAAAATACAAGTATTATTTTATACAGATACAGATGATAGTATAGAAATATATGATTTAATGGTAAATGCTGGAAAAGTAAAATTAGCATATTCACAAAATCAAAATGAAAGTCATACTACAAATGTAAATATAAGTAATGGTATAACTATAACAGATACAAATTCTACAACAACATTTAAAGCAAATGCAGATGGAATAAGAACATTAAATTCACATGGAGATGAACTATCTAAATTTACTGATAAAGGTATGTATATAGAAGAAGCAGAAATAAATAAAAAAGCAACAGTTGTAGGTACACTTATTCAAGAAGTAGATGACCAAACTTGGTTTACTAGATTATAAGAGGAGAGTGATTAAATGGCAAGTGCGAGTGGAAATTGGAGTGGAGATAGTCGTTTTAGTTTAATAATGAATGTAAGTGAAAGTTATGTTAGTGGTGGAGCAGAAAACTACTCTAATGTAGATTGGAATTTACAATTAAAAAGTACATCTTCATATAGAACATATACAAATTATGCAAAAAACCCATTAGTTGCTTATGTTGATGGGCAACAAGTATTTAATCAAAATATAGCCTATGATTTACAAAATAATACTGTCACAGTAGCAAGTGGAACTGTAAGAGTATATCATAATTCAGATGGAACAAAAACAATAGGATTTAGTGCTAGTTTTACTGATAACTCAAACGGTAAAGGTTCTGCAAGTTGTAGTAGTTCTATGGGATTAACAACAATAGGAAGATATGCTGTGACTAATAGTGTATCTGGTAGTAATATAGAAAGTAATTTTAGTGTAAATTATACTAAATATTCAAATTCATTTTCATATAAATTAAGAATATCAATACCAAATGTTGTAATGTTAGAAAGAATAGACTATAACACAAGTGGAGCAAGTTTTAGTTTAAGTCAAACAACAATAGATAATTTATTAAATAGATATAATACAACTAATAATGTACCATTAGGATTTGCTGTTGAAACATATAGTGGTGGTACAAAATTAAGTGATGGAAATGAAATTAAAATAACTGGAAAAATAGTAAATGCAAACCCAGTATTTACTGATTTTGAATATGAAGATATAAATGCTACTACATTAGCATTAACAGGAGATAGTAGCATAAATGTAAATGGTTATTCGACTATTAAAGCAACTATATCAACAACAAATAAAGCAACAGCAATTAAATCAGCAACTATGAGTAAATATAGATTTATTATAGGAGATACAAGTTCTGATGTATCTTATAGTGATGATAGTACAGTTGAAATTACTATACCAAATGCTAAAAATGGTACATATAATATGTATGCAATAGATAGCAGACAAAATAGTACATTAGTGACTAAATTAGCAAGTAATGAAATAAATTATACTCCAATATCATTAAATGCAAGTAGTTTATCAGCAACAAGAGATAGTAGTGGAGTAGGAACTAATTGTACTTTACATTTTGAAGGAACATTTTGGAATAATAGTTTTGGTCAAGAAACAAATTCAATAACGAGTGTTTCATATAGATTTAAAAAGACATCAAGTAGTACTTGGGAAACAGGACCAACTACAATAACACTAACGATAACAGATGATACTTTTTCATTTACTGGAACAATAGGAACCAATAATCAAGGATATAGTTGGGATTTAGGAGATAGTTATAATATAGAAATAACAATTAGTGATGAATTATCAACTATAACAAAAGAAGTAATATTAATGTCAGCAGTACCTACATTAGCATTAAGTAAAAATGGTGTAGGAATAATGGGAAAATATGATGATAATGTTGGTGGATTATTACAAGTAGGTGGAGAGAAAGTAAATTTAACAGATGTATATTCAACAAGTGAAATTAAAACTAATAAAGTGTGGATTGATGGAAGTCCTATATATAGAAAAGTAGTAAGTGTAGATTTCCCTACAAATTCAAATGCAACAGCCTCTACTTATCACAATATTTCAAATATAAGTATAATAACTCATTTTTGGTTAATGTGGTATGATAGCACTGACCAAGCGTGGTATAACTATTATAAAGATACAAGTGGTAGTTATTATGTACAAATTGATAATGTGACATCAACCGTAGTAAGAGTTAAAGCAAATAATACTGCTGTAAATTGGAATGCAAGAACAAGACATAAATACGCAATAATAGAATATACAAAATCTAGTTAAATTGCACAAAAATAATAATTAATATATAATAGAAATAGAAAGGATATGATAATATGGCATATAATAAAACCATTTGGGAAAATAAACCTAGTACAAACTCTCCAGTAAATGCTAATAATATGAATAAAATAGAACAAGGAATATATGATAGTTCATTAGGAGTAGAAAAAATAGGAGATATTACATTATTAGATACAACTGACAAAACAAGTGTTGTTAATGCTATAAATGAATTGGTAAATAAATTTACACCAGTAGTTTTATATAATGATACAACAGGAACAACAGGAAATATAACTGATTTAAGTGATAATGTATCTAATTATAGTTATTTAGAAATATTTTATAAAATGACCAATACGATACAATCCACAAAAATCTCAGGAAACAGAGCCTCTTTAATAGTTCACGTGACTGATACTACAAGTCACGAAACTTATATACAATTTAAAGAAGTGTCATTTTCTGGTACAACAATGACAGTTAATAGTTCTCAAGAATGGGAAAATAATTGGGGAAGTACTGGAATTACTGCTGGAAACACAAATAATATAAAAGTAATAAAAATATTAGGTTATAAATAATAAAAGAGGTGAATATGTATGTATTCACATGAAGTAGAGCAACTATTAAAAATAAAAAATTATTTAATAACATATAAAGAATTTATACAAATAACAAAAAGTAGTCCTCAAATCAATCATATAAAATATAATCCATTTGAAGATAATATTGAAATGTGGACTACTGATAATTATAAATTTGTTTTAAAAATAAAATTATGATAGAATATAATAAAGGAGGAATAAGTTATGATTTCAATATTTGAAATGAAAGCGAGCGCCAAAACTTCAAAGAATATAACAAGTGAATTAAGGGGATTATCAACAGATACAAAACCAACAGACGTAGATAATGGTTGCATATTTATAGAAATGGACACAGGGAAAATTTATTTCTATGACGCAGAAAATAAACAATGGAAAGAGTTTTAGGAAGGAGAAATAAATTATGGACATACCAAGTTATTTATTAGGTAGAATAAAAGGCTCTGGTGGTGCTGGAGTTAGTTATATAGTAGTAGAAGAACTACCAACAACTGGAGAAGAAGGTAAAATATATTTAGTACCAAAATCAACAAGTAAAACAAACAATTATTATGATGAGTATATGTATATTAATTCTGAATGGGAAATAATTGGAGATACTGAAATAGATTTAAGTAATTATCAAGAATTAATGCAATATGCAGTAGTACCAAATGCAACATCAAGTATAGTAGGAAAAATAATTCAATATACAGGAGCAACAACAGAAAGTTATACAAATGGTTATTTTTATCAATGCGTAAGTGATGGCAATAACCCAGCAACATATAGTTGGACTAATATTAATGTAGATAATCTAAATTCAAAACAAGATACATTAATAAGTGGAACAAACATTAAAACAATAAATAATACTTCTTTATTAGGAAGTGGAAATATAAATATTAGTGGAGATGTTAGTGTAGTATTTATTAATTATTCTGATACTCAAACAATTAAAAATGAAAAATATCAAAAAGTAATAGATAATTATAAAAATGGATTAGAAACAATCATATATTATCAACGACTTGCAAATTCTATTCCTGTAATGCTAATTAAAACAACAACATCAGAAAGTACTTCTGGAACGGGGACTTTAACTTATGAAGCAATGCAATATTCTAATTCAATGATAAATTCATACGGCATAACTTATTATGATATTGCAAATTTTAAATTATTTATTAATATGACTGACTATACTTTAAAAAATGGTAGTGTTTCTATTCCATCATTTGGACAAATGATAAAAGAATATGGTAAAATTTTAAGTATGGATAATTCTACTTCTTGGACACCAACAGGAGATTATAACCCAGCAACTAAAAAATATGTAGATGACCAAGTAGGTAGTATAAATACAATATTAGCAACATTAACAACACCAAGTAATGGAGGTGTATAATATGACAACAACAGATTATTTGACACAATTAACAAAAGATAGACAAGATTTAGTAGATAATTTAGAAACTAAAGGAATATCAGGTTTAAGTGGTGATGAAACATTTACTGAATTAGTACCCGAAGTATTAAATATACCTTCAGGTGGTGGTGCTTGGGAAGTCCCAGACGGAACACTATTTATGGGTAGTACTTGGGAAAATGCGCCATTGTTAGATACACATAATGTTACCAATGCATATAGAATGTTTCAAAATTGTACAAAAATGAAAACAATTTCACAATTAGATACAAGTAATATAACAAATATGAGGCAAATGTTTAGTGGTTGTTCTGTGTTGGGGTCAGTTCCTAATTTGAATGTTAGTTCTTGTAGTTCTTTTTCTGGTATGTTTGATACTTGTCTGGGATTAGAAAATATTGAATTATCAAATTCAACTTGTTCTTCTAATTCAACATACTTTAGTGAAATGTTTGCTAATTGTGAAAATTTAAAATCTGCTATATTACCAGCATTAGGACAAGTAGGTGAAGGAGTTAATTGTCAAAAAATGTTCCATGACTGTAGATTGTTAGAAACAGTAGATTTATCTAATTTTAATCCTGTTTCTTTTAAAAATACTTCATATATGTTTTATAATTGCTGGGCATTAAGAGAATTAGATATATCTAGTATGACAGTATTTCCTAATGATAATTTTGATAATATGTTTTATAGTGTTCCTGGTAATTGTTTGATATTAGTAAAAGACCAAAACGCAGTAGATTGGTTTACTACAAATTTTCCTACTATGACAAATGTACAAATAAAAAATTAAATTTTAGAAAGGAATAAATGTGGAAAAGAATTTTGAAAAGGAAGTTTTAGAAAGATTAACAAAAATAGAAACAAAACTTGATGATTATGCTAATTTAAGAGAAAAAACAGAAGAAGCATATACAACAAGCAAAGAAAATAAAAAAGATATAGAAGAAATAAATGATAAAATAAAATGGTTAAGTAGAACTATTACAGGAGCAATAATTGCTGGAGTGGTAGGAATAGTATTTATGATAATACAAATGAATATAGGAGTTAAATAAAACTCCTTTTCTTTTGACATTTTAAAATAATATGATATAATACCCTACTAAATTTATTTTTGGGGGGTGTATTATGAAAACTTTTCAATATACTTATAACTATGAACCTGAAATGTACAAGTATATTATGTCAACTAATATCTTAAATAAAAAGAAAGATGAACATAAAATACTTAAAGCATTAGTTGATGGTTATACTTGTAAGGAAATAGGTTTAAAAACACATTATAGCGAAAGAACAATACAAAATAGAAGAAGAGATATTTATAATAAAACAAAGAAGTATATGATTTAATATACTTTTTTTATTTACATAAAATACGCAATTGTTACACAAATCTTTACGAAAAAGATACGCAAGTTGTATAAATTTTGTATAAACTTTGCCATCTTATTTTTAAATTTTATAGTAATATACTCAACCAAAGAGGAAATACTATGATAGAAAAATTAAAAATAAATTATATATATAATGATTTTATTAGTAGTGTATCATTAACAGATGAGCAAATAAAAATACTTAATATGTATATAAAAAGAGAAACCAGATATAAAATAAGCACAGTAATTGGTGTAAGTGAAAGAACAATAGGTAATGAAATAATTAAATTAAAAAAATTATATAAAGATTATTGTAATTTACAAATAACAAAAGCAACTATATTACAAAAGTAGTTGTTTTTTTTGCCATTTTAAATTAAAAATAAGTCCTATTATGTAAATGAAAGGAGATAATGAAAGTTATTTACAGAGTACCTGATTAAGAAAAATAACTATTATCTTCTTTCTTTTTATATAGGAGGATTTATGTATAACAATTATCAAAGAAATTATACACCTAATTATTTTAATCAGCAGAATATGTATGACCAGATAGATGGGCAGATTAATCAATTACAACAAATGAAAGAACAAATTAAGAATAATAATCAACAACCAGCAATTAATCAAACTTTTCAACTTGCACCTAATACACATACTATGAGATATGCAGATACTATTGATGATGTAAGTAAAGAAACTATTTATTATGACACACCATTTTTTAGTAAAGATATGAGCATTTTATGGGTTAAAACTTTAAAAGGAGATATAAGAACCTATGAATTAAATGAGATAGTAGCAAAAGATGATAAAGATATTTTAATTGCAAGTTTACAAATGCAAATAGAAGAATTAAGAAAGGAAGTAGAAGATAGTGCAAAATCAAATAATACAAATGATGATGAACCAACTTCGAGTAAAAAATCCACAAATGTTTCAAATGATAAGTCAAGCACAAAAAAATCAAAGTAATCCAGAAGAATTATTCAAGCAAATAACTAAAGATTATAAACCAGAGCAAATGAATATGATATTTGAAAGAGCAAAACAGTTTGGTATTGGTGATGAAGTAATAAATAAACTTAAATAAGGTTAGTAGCCTTATAGGAGGTATTTATGCTAGTTATTGATACTTCCTATAAGTTTACTAGCGACTTAAATATTAAGAAAGGAGAAATGATATATGAATAATGGTATTCAACCAACTGTGGAATTAGCAACCAACAATGGTAATGGCTATGCTTACCCAGTTTACCCAATGATGGGAGGATTTGGTAATGGTGGCTTTGGTGGTTTTGGTGGTGATGGTGCTATCTGGATTATCTTAATTATCGCATTACTAGGTGGATTTAACAATGGTAATGGTGGTTGGGGTGGTTTTGGTAATAACGCATTTGATAATGGTTATGCTTGGTTAAGTAATGGACAAAAAGAAATTATGCAAAATACAAATAATGGATTTGATACATTACATTTATCTAACCAATTAGATACTGTAAATAATGGTATTTATTCACTATCTAACCAATTATGTAATACAGGAAATGATATTACAAGTGCAATAAACACAACTGCTTATAATGCTGAAATTGCTGCTGCTAATAGACAAATGGCTAATATGCAACAAAACTTTGATTTAAGCAGACAATTTGCTGATTGTTGCTGTGAAAATAGACTTGGAGTACAAGATTTAAAAGCAACTGTAATAAGTGAAAATTGTTCTGATAGAGAAGTATTAAGACAAATTGGTCAAGATATATTAGTAAATCAAACTGCTAATACTCAAAAGATAATTGATGAAATCTTTAGAGATAGATTAGACGAAAAAGATGACAAGATAGCAGAATTAAATAGACAATTACAAATGGCTGATTTAAGAGCAAGCCAAATAGCACAAACACAAGCAATTACTTCAAATATCTATAATGAATTGAAAAATTGCCCAGTAGGAACTGTACCAGTATATGGAAACACTCCTATATTCACTTGTCCTAACAACAACGGTTGTGGTTGTGGATTTAACACAACAAGTCAATTTATTTAATAGCATATAGTCGATTACGACACGCTCGATTACGAGAACTTGCTAATTTAACGCTATTTAACGGCGTTTAACGGAGGATAGGCATAGTTCTATTCTCTTTTATTTATGAAAGGAGAGATAAAAATGATAGAAACAATAATTAATGAACCATTAGTATTACCAAGTAATGCAAGTCCAATAACTTTTAATGAAACACCAATTAGAACTAGGTGTGCTTCTTGTTGTGGGTGGTTAGATTATTCAGAAGGCAATCCTAATTTTAAAATATTTGGAAATGGTTATACAGGTTATTACGATGTAGAATTTAGTGCTTCCGTAAGTACAGCAACTCCTGGTGTAGTATCCATTGGACTTTTTCAAGACGGTGTCCTTATTCCCGACACTGTTAGAAGTGTGACAATTGCAACAGCAGATGATTATGAAACTATTTCATTTGATAAAAAATTAAGAGTATGTCCTAGAGGAACTACAAATATTTCTGTTCAAAGTGTTCCAAGTGTACCTACACCTACAACACCTACAACACCAATAGCGACTACACAAGCAATAATAACTAATGCAACATTTAGTATAAGCAGACTTAATAAATAATGAATAACAATTTAGATATAGGTTCTTTTATCTTGCAATTATTAAGTTTAGAAATATTATTTAAAGACTTTAATAATACAGATTTAATGCAAGAACTACAAAAACAAGATACACAATATTTTGAAAAGATAATTAAAAATCAAGAAGAAATATTAACCCTCTTAAAGGAAGGAGGAACTAATGGAAGAAAATAAAAAAACTAAGCAAGAAAAAGAGTGTTTAGATGAAAGAATATTAAAAGAGGTTGAAACATCAATGGAAGCCTTAATTGATGAAGGATTATCACCAGATAATTTAGAAATGTTATCAGAATTAGTTGATATACATAAAGATATTGTAAAAGAAAGAAAGGAGATATACGATATGAATTATGGAAATTATAATGGTTATGGAAATAACTATGGAGAATATGGTAGAGGTTCTTATGGAAGAGAACAATATGGAAACTATAATGGCTATGGAAACTATGGAAGAAGAGGAGTAGATAGTAAATATAGAGGCGACGAATATATGGGAAGAATGAATGAAGAATATGGACGTTATCAAGAAGCACGTTCTTATGGAAGCCCAGAAGAAAAAGATAAGAGTTTCCACTATATGGTAAAAGCATTAGAAGACTTTATTAAAGTACTTGAAGAAGAAGCAGATACACAACAACAAAAAATGCAATTAAAAGAAGCATTACAAAAAAGTATGATGTAGAATGTATAAATTTTACAATAATAACGCATTAGGCTTATTTGAAAATGATTGTACGGTGCGTTCAATTTCTACAGCAACAGGAAATACTTGGGACGATACTTATGAACATTTAAGCAATATAGCAAGACTAAAAGGTACTATGATGGACGATAGGGAGTTTATTATAGAATATTTAGATGAAAGATACGAAAGAATACCTATTATACCGCAAACGGTAGGAAAGGTAGCAGGAATGTTTCCAGATAACGTATTACTTATAACTATGAATGGACATATAGTATGTAGCAAATATGGAGTAATATATGATAGTTTTGATTGTAGAGATAGACTAGCAGAATATTGTTGGAAAGTAAAATAAAGGGACAAATTTTGTCCTTTTTTATTTGATATGATATAATATACTAAAGGAGTGATAAAATGAAAGAAAGATTTGCAAAATTGATAGATTTAAAATCTATTGTAACAATTATTATTACAGGTACATTAGTATATGGATTTGTAGTAGGAAAAATTGATAAAGAAAATTTTATGACAATAGCAACAATGATATTTACATTTTATTTTGCAAGTAAAACTAAAAGGAGTGAAGATAATGAAGGATAGAGTAATAAATGATAGTGTTAATAGAATAACACAAGGATATAGTACAAATCATAGAGGAATAGATTTAGGCTGGAGAACTGATGAAAGTCAAAATAGAGTATTCCCTAACTGTAAAGGTACAGTTGAAGTAACATTAGATAATATACCTAATGGAAGTGAAAAAGGTGGTGGCTGGGGAAACTATGTATTAATAAAACACGATAATGGAATGTATAGTAGATATTCTCATTTAAGAAGTGGACTACCAGTAAATAAAGGACAAAGAGTAGATGAAAATACACAAATAGGAATAATAGGTGATAGTGGTAGAGCATTTGGAAGACATTTACATTTTGAAGTACAAACAGGTGCAAGTTCTACATCAAGAATAAATCCTACAAAATATTTAACTCAAGCAATATGTGAAGATACACCTACTCCACAACCAACAGGAACAATAGCATATATTCAAAAGACATTAAATGAAAGATATGGATATAATTTAGTAGTAGATAATATAGCAGGTAAAGACACTTGGAAACATTTAAGAAAAGCATTACAACACGAATTAAATGTACAATTTAATGCTGGATTAGTAGAAGATGGCATATTAGGAGTAAATTCGCAAAGGGCATTATCAGGATTAATAGTTGCTTATGGAGCAAGAGGAAATATAACTTGGTTAATACAAAGTTGTTTAAATATAAAAGGATATGGAACAAATGGTATAGATAGTATTTTTGGTCAAGGAACAAAAAATGCAGTAATGTCTTTTCAAGGTAATAATGGATTATTAAAAGATGGAAAAGTAGGCAGACAAACTTTTATAAAGTTATTTAATTAAGATAGGTTCTCCTATCTTTTTTCAAAATAAGAGAGGTTTATAATATGAATGATACTTTAAAGTTAATGTTAAAAATGTATAAAATGGGAACAATGGATTGGTTAGGTTATGATAATTTTGAAAGATATTCATTTCATCATATTCAAAAAAAATGTGATGGAGGGAAGCAAACAATAACAAATGGAAGCCCATTGCATATAAGTAGTCATGCTTATTTACATACAATAGAAAATTTTGACCCAGATAAGTACATCTTTTTAAACACTATTTTAAAGGCTATAAATGAGCAAAAGACTATGCCTAGTATAGAACAATTAAAACAGATAAAACTTGTCTTATTGGAGTTCCAAAATGAGTATGAGAGCAAGTTAAATAGTAAAGGAAAAGAAATAATCAAAAATGAATATAAAATAGATGAATATGACATAAAAAATATAAAAAAATTATATTTGACAAAAAAAAGAAAAAAATGATATATTTATGTTGTTAAGGAATTTGTTTTTCTTAACAACATAGTACAGCACAATGTTTAACAACCCTATTTCCAACTCCCATTTATATTTATATGTAATAGGACAGTGCTTATAAAATAAGTACTATGTTATTTTTTATTTTTATTTTTCATTTTTTGATGTAAAAACATCGCTTTACTCTAACAGTTGTGGGCTTCGGTCTGCAACTCTTTTTTTTATTTTTTTAAAAAAAGTTATTGACTAATGTGGTAGGAAATGGTACGATGAAAACACTAGAAAGGAGATTAGAAAATGGAAAAAGATAAAATAATAAGAAGATATTTTAAACTTGCAGACCCAATCCAAAATAGAATTATTATTCCAAAGCATTTTATTGATAAGCACGGAAGAGATTTCTATATGGAAGTTTATGAAGATTACATAAAATTAATTCCTATTGAAAAATTTAATAAAAAAGAAAAGGAGGAATAATAAATGGAAAATTTTGTAAAAATAACAGATGAAATTGTCGAAAATAATAATGTTGAAGATTATTTAATAGATGAATTAAAAGAACATATTGGTATTTTATTTAATAAATTAAATAATAATTTCATTGAGGCAATTTATAATTGTAAAAGTCCTATTGAACAATTACTAGCAATAGAAATGGAAAGAGTTGGTTTAAGATATATTAATTTATATAATCCGTTTATAGAAATAATTGATATTGAAAAACAAATAGAAATAAAATGTGGTAGAAAAAAATATAGGGTTGATTTTCAAATTCCTGTAATATATAAAAATCAAAAAAACTTGATGTTTGTAGTAGAATGTGATGGTTATGAATTTCATCAAAAAACAAAAGCGCAAGTTGAATATGATAATAAAAGACAAAGAGATTTGCAAAAATTAGGTTATGAAATAATTAAATTTAGTGGAACTGAAATATGGAATGACCCTTATGGTTGTGCTTGTGAAATAAAAAATATTATATTATCAAAATGTCAATATATAAAAGAGGATTAATATGAAAAATCCAGCAGTGTTATTATATACAGCAGACTTTGTTACTGGAACTTTATTTATGTCTAATGAAGAAGTTGGCGCATATATAAGATTATTATGTATGCAACACCAAAAAGGGCATTTAAGTAAAAATGAAATTCAACAAATATGTAAAACAGAAAATATTTTAAATTCAGTTATTATTCATTTTAAAATAGATGAAAATAATTTATATTATAATGAAAGAATGGATTTAGAAAAAGAAAAAAGACAAAAATATAGTGAAAGTAGAGCCAATAATAGAAAGAAAAAAGAAGAAAAAAATAATAAAGATATGAAAAACATATCTAAAACATATGAAAAACATATGGAAAATGAAAATGATAATATAAATAATAATATAAAAGAAATTATAAATTATTTAAACCAACCTGATACTGAAGAACCTATTAGAAGTTTTAAAAGTTCAGCAAACCATAGTAAAACTTTAATTGCTGCACGGCTTAAAGAAGGTTTTACTGTTGATGAATTAAAAGATGTTATATTTTTAAAATATACTCAATGGGCAAAAAAACCGTATCTATTTGATAATGGTAAAATGAGTGATACTTACTATAGACCAGAAACTTTATTTTGTTCTAAAAATTTTGAAAACTATTTACAGGAGTATAAAAATAAATCAAAATGATAGATACAAAAGAACTAGAATATAATGTCTTTTTATGTATGGTATTTGGTTATGAAACTGCTGATATGGACGAAAAATATTTTACTATGAAAAAAGAATTTAACTTCATAAAAAAAGTTAGGGAAAAATATCCTAATGCAGATTTTTTTAATATAGATTTTGCTATAAATGATTTGAATAAATGGCAAAGTTTTATAAATGAATTATTTAGCAGGAATATAAGTGAATTAAGAATAAAACATATTGAAGATTATTATAAACTCTTAAAAGATACTTACAACAATAATTTGTATATTCAAGCACAAGAAGATTTTAAAAATAAAAAGATAACTAAAGCACAATTATTGTCTAAATTAAATGAGATAGAAGATGATGAAGATGAAGCACCCATTACTATAGACACTATTAAACAAGAAGTTTCTATTGAAAGAGAATATACAAATATTAAAGAGTTAGATTATCTTACAAAAGGAATTGAATATGGTAGAATAACAATTTGGACAGGTGTTACTAATGCTGGTAAAACTACTATGGTTACTCAATTTGCTAGAGAATGTTTATTAAATAATAAAAAAATATTTTTCTTTGCAGGGGAACAAACTGCAAGTGAATTTAAAAATTATTTATATATTACAATGTGTAAACCAGATGAAATAGAATACACAGAAGATAAACATAATAAAACAATACGAGATTATAAACCGATAGATAGCAAAATAAAAGAATTTGATAATATGTTTAAAGACAAAATATATTTGTATAACAATGACAACAAAAAACATACTATTAGTTCATTATTTAAGTCTATGGAATATTGTATAAAAAAAGGCGTAAGAATATTTTTTATAGATAATTTTATGCAAATAGAAAATACAGAAAAATTAGAGGAACAAACCAATATTATTGAAAAAATAAAACAATTTGCTATGAGAAATAATATTATAATAAATCTTGTCGTACACCCTAGAAAAATGTTAAATAGAACTTCAAGATTAAGTTTATTTGATATATCAGGTTCACAAAATATTAGTAATAAAGCAAGTAATATTATTTCTATTATGAGAACAGATAATCTGAGTAAAGAAGATTATGAAACTATTAAAAATGAACTTGCAAAGAATTATTACGATATAGAACAATGTAAATCAGTAATAGAGGTTTTAAAAACAAAAGGTAATGGTGGAAAAATGGTAGGATTAACTTATAACTCTAATAATAAAACTTATGAAGAAGTAAAAAGAGATTGGAATATAAATGATAATAAAATGGTAAGGAGAAGATAATATGATAGAAGATTATAAAACATTAAAATTAAATGAAGAAGAATTTATGGTGGTAAAAAATATTTTATGTAAAACAGTTGCAAATTATTTATTTGAAAAGAGTAAAGAAGATTTTGAAGAAAAAGTTGCTAAAGATTATAATAAATACCAGTGTCTTAATAAAGAAAAAGCAATTTGCGAAAGAATTTTAAATTATATGAGATATTTAGAAAGATAAAATGGAGAATAAAAATGAAAGAAAAAGTAAAAAAAAATTTGACAATTAAAAATGTTAAATTAATTAATGAAAATCTAAAATTAAAAGAAGAAATTAATAAGTTAAAAAATGAAATTAATAAATTAAAAGAAGAAAATAAACAAATTAAAGATAAAAATTATGAATTGGGTACAAGTTTTAATTATATAACTGAGCAAAGAAAAAAAGTAAATAAAAAAAATAAAATATTAAGAGAAGAAAATATAGAATTAAAAAAGAAATTGGAGGAATTAGAAAATGGCAGAAACTAAAAAAGAAAAAGATAAAATGGAAATATATAATCAAGTAAGAGAAGTTCCAAAAGAAGCACAAAAACCAATAGGTGCTGGAAGATTAAGAGGAATGACAGACATTAAACCCCAATGGAGAATAGAAAAACTAACTGAGATATTTGGACCTGCTGGATTTGGTTGGAAAACAGTTATCAAAAACAAAGAAATAATTGAGGGTGCAAATGAAGAAAAGATTGCTATTGTTGACATAGATTTATTTGTTAAACTTAACGATGAATGGAGTGAAGCAATAGAAGGTACTGGTGGTAGTTCATTTGTAGCAAAAGAAAGTAAAGGATTATATACTTCTGATGAATGTTTTAAAATGGCATATACAGACGCATTAAGTGTTGCTTGCAAAGCATTAGGATTTGGTGCAAATGTTTATTGGGGAGATAGTAAATATGTTAAAAAAACTGATGATAAACCAGAACTTGCAAGTAAAGCACAGGTAGATTTATTAGAAAAAATATATAAAGACCACCAAGATAAAAAGAAAGAATTGTTAGACAAATATAAATGGTCTTCATTTAATGATATGCCTAAGAAAGTTGCTAGTGATTTAATAAAGAAACATACTGCTAAAAAGGAACAATAATATGAATAATACTGAAATATGGAAAGATATTGAAGGTTATGAGGGGCTTTATCAGGTTAGTAATTTAGGTAGAGTTAAAAATGTAAAAACAAAAAAAGAATTATTTAATAATTATAATAAAGTTAATGATTACTTGTTTGTAAATTTAGGTAGGAATAATAAAAAATATATACATAGACTTGTATATGAAACTTTTGTAGGTTTTAAAAATGATAAAAATATAATAAATCATAAAAATTCAAACAAAAAAGATAATAGATTAGAAAATCTTGAAGAATGTGACTATAGTTATAATTTAAAATATGCCTATTATAATGGTGAAAGAAGATTGAAACCCGTAAATCAATATACATTGAATATGAATTTTATAGCAAAATATATAACAGGCAAACAAGCAAGTGAAATTACTGGTGCTTCAAGAAGTGGAATATGTAATTGTTGTAAAGGCAAAGTCAAAACTGCAGGAGGCTATATATGGAGGTATGCAAATGAGTAAATATGATGTAACAAAAGATAGATATAAATATATTGGTGGTTCAGATACTCCAATAATAATGGGGTTAAGCCCATTTAAAACAAGATGGCAATTATTATTAGAAAAGGCACAAATAGTTGAACCAGAAGAAGTTGATAATGAATATACAAGAGATGGTCATAGAAACGAAGAATTAATAAGAAATTATTATAATAATGACATATTTAAAAATGACCCTCTTGAAGAAACACAAACATTTAGTGAAGATAATGTATATAGATATAATGCAGATGGTCAAAATAGCGAATTAGTATGGGAATGTAAAAGAGTTGGGGAAACAACATATAACTCAATTAATGACCCTAGAGATAAAGAATGTAAAAAATATATAGTTCAACTTTTAAAAGGAATGGAAATAAATAAAAAAGAAAAAGGATTATTAACAATTTCACTTAGAAATGGAGAATTTTATGATAATCCTGAATTAAAAGAATTTTATATAAATATTAATGACTATCAAGATTATTTGAAAGAAATAAATGAAAGTGTTAAAATATTTTTAGAAGACTTAACTAGATTAAAAGAAAATCCAGATTTACAAGAAAAAGATTTTGTACCAGTAGAGGTAGTAAATTATGCTAATGAAATACAAATAATTGAAGATAAATTAAAAATGTATAAAAAATTAACTGAAGAGCAAGAGGAATTAAAAACAAAATTATATGAAGGAATGCTTAATGCAGGAATTAAAACTTGGACAACACCGAACAATATAAAAATTACTTTAGTAGAAGAAGTACCTGCTAGTGTAGTTGAAGAAGAAAAATTCGATGAAGAAACTTTTAAAAAAGAAAATGAAGAAGAATATAAAAAATATATAAAAAAAATTCAAAAGAAAAAAAATGGAAGAAGAGGTTATTGTTTAATAACCATAGGAAAGGAAGATAAATAATTATGAATACAACAGTAATTTTAGGAAATATTACTAAAGATATTGAATTAAAAGAAACAAATAGTGGAGTTAAATATTGTCGTTTTAGTGTAGCAGTTAGAAGAAATTATAAAAGTGAAAATGGCGAATATGAAAGTGATTTTTTTAATGTAACTGCTTGGAGAAAAACAGCAGAATTTATAAGTAAATATTTTGGTAAAGGTAATAAAATAGCAATTTCAGGAAGATTACAAAACAATAAATATACTGATAAAGATGGTAACGAAAGAATTAATACCGAAATTGTGGCAAATGAAGTACAAATAATCGACAAAAAGGCAAAAGACGATAATTATATTTCTAAAGAAGAAACTACTTCAAATGAGCCTAAAAATAGTGAATTAGATGATGATGTATTTGCTGAATTTGGTGATAGTATAGAAATTAGTGATGATGAAATCGCTTTTTAATTAAAAATGGAGGAAATAGAATAATGGAATTATGGATTAGAAGTCAAGATAAATTAAGATTAGCAAAAATAGAAAGTGTAATAATTAATTATAATATGCAAACAGAAATATTAGGCAATTGTTATGAAACAGATGGTATTGAAAAAGATATACCATTAGGAGAATATGCAACAAAAGAAAGAGCATTAGAAGTATTAGATGAAATACAAAATATATTAGAAACAAGAATTGTTAATCAAATGGTATATGAAATGCCAAAAGAATAGGAGGTAAACAATGACTAAAAAAGATTTAGAAATTCAAGAATTAAAAATGAAAATTAAAAAACTAGAAGAAGAAAAACAATTTATAATTGATTATATAGAAAAAAATTGTGTTTATGACAATCATTTACAAGGTTATTGTTTCGACTTACCTAAAGGTAAAGTTAGAACTTTAATGTATAAATTAAATAAAAAATAAAGCGTAGTTACCAAAATAAAGAAAAAAGAGGTAACAAATGAAAAAAACAGATACTATTAATTCAGAAAAAATAACTATAATATTACCATTTATTCCACCTACAATTAATAAATATATTGGGAGGTCTAATATTTGGGAATATCAAAGTGATAAAAAGAAAATACATAATGCAATTAAATTGGCTGCTATTGGTAATAAATATAACATTGAAAAATGCAAAATGATTATAACTTATTATTTTAAAGACAGAAGAAGACACGACCCGTCTAATTATGACAAAATGTTGTTAGATGGGCTTGTCGAAGCAAATATTATAGTAGATGATAACTATAAAGTTATAACTGAATTTACTACTAAAAGTGGTTATGATAAAACTAATCCTAGAACAATAATTGAAATAGAAATATTAGAATAAAATAGGAGTTAATATGAAAAGAAATGAGTTTGAAGCAAAATTAAAAGGTTTATTTATAAAAGACGAATATGAATTATTAGAAAAATATATATATTTATTAAGTGAAGTTAGAGAATTAAGAACATATAAAATAACCCAACAAGAAAGATATACTAAAATGCAAAAAACATTAATAACATATATGGACAAATATGGGTCATTAAATAATACGAAAGGGAAATAAAATGGAATTTATAAGTAAATATAATTTAACATTTATAACAAGTGTAAATAGAAAATATAATAAAAAATTTAGGAATTTTGATGAATATTCTTTATATATATTTGAATTAACAAAAAATGAAATAGAATATTATTATAAGTTAGAAGAAGATTTAAAAGAATATTGTAAATATCAACAAGAAAGGAAGAATATAAATGGCAAGA